GTGGTGGAAGCATCAAGTATGTAAAGGCTGACCTTCACGATCCTAAGACGCATCAAGATATATTCATGGAGTATAACGGTAAGCGTGTTATCTTTGGTATGGCTTGGCCTGTGTGTACAGACATGGCTGTATCAGGTGCAGCACACTTCAAAGCTAAGGCTGAGAAAGATCCTCTATTCCAAGACAAAGCAGTAAGCTACGCTGTGATGTGTAGTGAATTGTTTGAGGATCTAGGTTGTCCTTACTTGATAGAGAACCCTGTCTCTGTCTTGGCTACCAAGTGGCGCAAGCCTGACTATTCATTCCACCCATATGAGTATGGCGGGTATATCCCTAAAGAAGAAGCAGAGCATCCCAAGTGGCCTGAATACATCGCACCCCGTGATGCGTATCCTAAAAAGACTTGCCTCTGGACAGGGGGTGGCTTTGTAATACCTCAGAGATCGCCTATACCAGTAGAGGAAGGGTATTCACGTCAACACAAGAAGCTTGGCGGTAAATCCCAGCGCACAAAAGACATACGCAGTGCTACGCCACGAGGGTTTGCTAAGGCAGTCTATGAATTTAACAGTGAAGGACTAACGCAATGAACTTAACTAAAACGCACGACTTAGGTCAAGGATGGGTAGCACGTTTGTATGACACAGGTGAGATGAGTGTGGCGCATGATGCTACGCAGTACAATCTAACCATCCCAAAGAAAAGTGTTGACACATTGATAGATATATGTGCACAAATAAACAGTAAGCAGAAGGAGACTACACCATGATTCGCATCATACTGACAAGCACTAAGACTAACAAAGAGATATGCTATCACACAGTGAAGCGTATGGATGAAGCAGAAAGACATGCGGAAACATATAGCCGCATGGAAGGTATCAAAACACAAATAGAGGTAGTACAATGAAAACCACACAAAACGCTAAGATTATTAAACACCTACGTGCAACCAAGGGACTAACCCAACGTGAAGCCATGCTAGACTACAGCATTCAGTCTTTCACCAAGCGTATCAGTGAGCTACGCAAGTCAGGTTATCGCATTGATGGTGTGAAGGGTAAACACCCTACGACAGGCCAGAACTACACACGCTATGTATTGATTGAAGGAGCAGCGTAATGACTAAGACACTTAAAACAGAACTGACTCGTGATGAGGTTACAATACTCTTGGAAGTATATAACAGCATTGATTCTATCCTAGAAGAAGCCACAGAGATTATGGATATTAGGCTTTCCCACCTTAGTGATCTACGTGATAAGTCTTGGGCGCTTAGAAATATGTTTAACTTCAGAGCACGTGCAGACGAGAATGGTAATCCTGAGCATTGGAAAGCTAACGTACTACCTGACGATCCTAATGCATGGTATCACTACACAGAGGAAACAGAATAATGACTTACAGAGTGAAATTCTATGACATTGACGGTGGTCTTGTCTTTTGGTACAGCACAAGTAATAGAAGAGAAGCATACAAGCTAGCTACACAAAGCAAGAACTTGTATGCAGAAGTGGAGCCGATCAATGCCTGATAAAGTTTATACAATAGTAGACTATGAATGTGGGACTGAGTATCATATGACACTACCTATGATACTTAATGAGATCAACAGAGATCGTAGCCCACAGTGGGAAGAATATGATGAAACAGATTGGCGTGAAGGTCTAGCAGAGTTCACAACATGGGAAGTTAAAGATGCCTAAGTACAATATAGAAAACCTTAAGAACATCCATCGTTATCACAATGAGTTACAGCAACAGATTGATGATGCTGATTGGATGGGTAACAATGAAGATACACATCACCTACGTGCTGAGTTAGAACATGTTAAGAAAGAGATGGATAAAGGTGAAGTTTATTATCCAATGTTTTGAGGAAGTGTTGCGCTGGGGTATATCCCTTTATATCCTGGCCCCCTTCTTGTATATCTTTTTAGTTTATATAGGAGCTTTAGATTGACACATGGAACAGATGAGGATGACCCACATGATGAATCCGCACACTGGATTGGGAAGATACTTGAAGAGAATACTAACAGCGCTGAGCGTTCTGATAAACGTACTACTAGGCGGCAGCAACAACCAGACATTCAGCGCAAGAAACCACCAGTGGCAAAGAGAGAGTAAACCCAACGTAGTATTTCTGATTGACATATTCTTAGGCAAGGGGCATTGCTTAGAGTGTTGGGTTTACTGGAAGACAAGAAGGAAGTGGTAAGATGGTTATGCCAAAGAAGAGAGCCAAGGTTGGAGAGCTAGTAGCGTTCTACCTTAATAGCAGAGCCTTTGCTAAACTATCAGGCACAACACAGAAGCAATACGAAAAGCATTTAGAATGTGCATTAGATACACGCATAGAAGGTAAACGCTTAGAGGACTATCAAGCCAGAACACTCAAGGCTCGACACACTAATCAAGCATACCAGGATTGGCTAAAGGTTGGCATTCGCACAGCAAACTATCGTAAGTCTGCACTCAGCGCAGCGTGGAAGCATTGCATGAGGTTTGACATCATTGAGAACGATCCTGTCAGACTGATTAAGACTGAATCAGACAAGCCACGCAAGGTGAAGTGGACACGTGATCAAGTCTATCAGTTTCTTGATACTGCATACTCTGACTTTAAGTGGCGTAGCATTGGCTTGATCGTGCACATGTCCTATGATCTAGCTCAACGTGTGGGTGACATGCGTGTCTTGACTTGGGATAAGGTAGACTTAAATGCCCAGCGCATAGACCTAACACAAAGTAAGCGTGGGGCAGACGTTCATTTACCTATCTCAGAGGCTCTGTGTGCCATGCTACAGCAGCAGAAGGAAGACTTTGGGTTCCAGACCTACGTAACACCTAAAACCACGCCTGTAGCAGGAGCTTATGTGCCCTATCCAGTAGATCAGATTGATGGTGCTATCAATGAAGTCAAGGATGCTGCTGGACTACCAAAGAATATCACTGCTATGGACTTACGCCGCACTGCTATCACTGAAATGGTAGAGGGTGGTGCTGACCTGGCTCACATCATGCAAGTCAGTGGACACCGTAGCCCTGACTCAGTAAGGCCATACATGGTCAACACGTACACTGGTGCTAAGACTGCACTAGCTAAGAGAGGACGCAAAGATGCCACTTAAAAAACTAACAAAAGCAGAGATAAAAGAAAAAGGTTTACCTTTAAGATACGGAGATATTGTAGAAGGTAAAATGTTTAGAAACTATTATCTATCTGAAAAGACAGGTAAGATAAGTTTATACTTAGTTGATAAAGATAACTATATGAAGGATCATACTAAAAGACTTAGAGATAGATGTGCAAGACATAGATCCTTTGTGACTAGAGTAAAACTTAAGTACGGATGCTGTAAGTGTGGCTATAATAAATGTGCTAATGCTTTGCATTTCAATCACTTAAACCCTGAAGATAAAGAGTTTACTGTGGGTGCAATGATGCGATATTCTTTGGATAAGATTAAGAATGAAATGCGTAAATGTGAAATACTTTGTGCAAACTGTCATGCAGAACATAGCTACGAAGAAAAACACCATATGATTGGAAATGATAGGGTATATAAAGCTAATGCAGAACATTAAGAACTACATAGAAGGTCTTGATATTAAAGAAGGAATACAGCATCGCTCTAACTGCCCTTGGTGTGGTGGTAAGAACACATTCACTGCTACCAAAGAGGATGGCGTTGTGTTGTATAACTGTTACAAGCTTGACTGTCGCATCAGAGGTGCTGCTAATACAGGCATGACAGTATCAGAGATCATGACTAGGTTACGCCCACAAGACAAACAAAAGAAAGAGGAGCAAGAGTTGCTTACGTGGTCTGAACATGTGGTAGCGCCCAGCGCAGAGCATTCACTGCATACTAAGTTTGTCAAGCGCTGGGACTTAGAGTATGAAGAGTTGATGTATGATGTCAAAGACCGACGAACTGTGTTCCCAATACGACATAATGGTAGGCTCATAGATGCTGTAGGACGTGCGTTAGATGGAGCTATACCAAAGTGGTACAGATACAGTGGGGTAGCTGATGTATACAGACGTACAGTAGGTAAGCCCAACGGTGTAGTTTTACTGGTAGAGGATGTCATCAGTGCAGTTACAGCAGCTAGACTTGTTCCAGGTCTGACAGGTTTAGCTATCCTTGGTACATCACTTAATGTTACTATGATGAAACATTTAGATGGTTTTTATAAGGTTATCGTAGCGCTTGACCCTGATGCTTCACACAAGACCTTGGCATACAAGCGAGAGATAGAGTCTTGGACAGGGTTAGACACAAGAGCATTACGACTTGACGATGACCTGAAGTATAAGGTAGAGTCCGACATAATTAAACTTAAGGAGATGACATGATTGAAGTAACGTACAAAGGCAGCATGGGTAATGACTTGACTGTAGTTAATGCAGCACGTGTAAGCTTTGGTAAGGAGAGTGCGTGGGACTACGAAGAGTCGGATGCCTACAGTTTTAAGCAACACATGAAAGCTAAGGATGAAAAGCTTATACAATACCTAGCCAAGCATAAGCACATCAGCCCTTTCGGGCATTGCTTTGCCAGCTTCCACATCAAGGCACCTGTGTTTGTAGCTAGGCAGCTAGTCAAGCATAAGTTCCTGCGTTGGAATGAAATCAGCCGTAGGTATGTGGATGAAAAGCCTGAGTTCTATAAGCCTAATGAGTGGCGTGGACGTGCCAAAGATAAGAAGCAAGGATCTAGTGATGAAGTAATTACAGAACTAGAGGATGCTAGGTGGGAAGAATATGATCAGTTTGAAGTTGATAGGTACGACATACATAAAAGTATAACAGGTTGCTACGAGCAACACTTAAAGTTTTATGACTTATTAATACGCAATGATGTAGCCCCAGAGCAAGCACGTATGGTACTGCCACAGTCTATGATGACTGAGTGGTACTGGTCAGGTAGCTTGGATGCGTTTGCTGACATGTGTAACCTACGCTGTAAGCCTGACACACAAGCTGAGACACGAGTAGTTGCACAACAGATTGATCGTAAGATGATTGAACTATTCCCTGTATCATGGGATGCACTGACGGAGGATGATGAGTAATGACTAAGTTAGAGGAACTTAAAACGGCTTATCATACTGCTTATGCTACTTATGCTGAGTATGCTAGTTCTAATGATGATACTAATGTTGTACTCATGCGAGCTGCTTATGCTGCTCGTAAGGCTTACACAGATGAACGAAAGAAACAGGAGATAAGGGAGAATGGATGATGGCAGGTAACATTAATGGTGCAATCAAGGCATCAGCTATAGTAGCATTACTGATTGCTGCACCACCAGTACTGATAGCTATGACGTATGATGATTACCCAAAGTACTGTAAGCTATCTATATTACTACCATGCATAGGAGTGAAAGAGAACTAATGTACACTGTAGAGTTTGAACCTGATGCAGCTATTATTAATTCACTAGATGAATCGAATACATGTGAAGACGTAGAGGTTATCATTGGAGATGATGATGTTGTATTTATACGTCAGTTCACAGAAGAGTTTAACAGACACGAGATTATCTCTATAACATACCAGCAGCTATTAGATATTATGGCTGCACTCAAATCACCAGAAGGAGCATTCTATGCCAGATTCGCCAACCCCAAAAACCGCAATCGTTGATACACGTGTACCGCTTGGTCATGTCTACGTTGACCTGCCTGTTGATGAAGTACTAGAAGCGTGTCGAATGTACATCAATAATAAAAAGTTTGACAACGCACTTGACTCTGTGTATGACGGTGGACACATAGAAAGCTGGGACTATTGGTCACAAGGAGATGTGAAATGACTTCAGTTAAAGAAGAACTACACAAGTTGTACGCTAGGTTACAACACCCTAAGCTTGAAGCTTATGAGCGTAAGTTGATCCAGTGTGAGATTGCATACTTACAGAAGGAAATACAGGATAGGCAGTACATTAATAAGGAAGAGTACGCCTAGCCACAGTCTTAGAGGAGACACAACATGATGGAACTAGCACTTATCCGTACACTTATGGACAAAGAGTTCTATGATAACCACAGGGGCATCCGTTGCCCTGATAAGATATTCACTAAAGATGTACGTAAGATCAAGCAGACGTTAGACTATGCTATGAACACGTATGAGAAGACGCTGAATCCATCTGAGCTAGAAGCGTTATTCTATGCTGGCAACAACAGCATGACTACAGCTAACAAGGAAGCTTATCGTGATCTGTTTCACAAGATTGCTAAAGAGAGGCCGCTTAACACTGATATAGCTACGGATGTATTGTCTAAGTTGTTTCAACAGGTAGTAGGTGAAGAGATAGCGAACCTTGGCTTTGACTACGTGAATGGCACAAAGGATACACTGGAACCACTACGTAGTTTGATACGTGACTATCAAGATGACTTCATGCCTAACCTCAAGATTGAGTGGGATGACATGGACATTGATACTTTACTTGAAGCTAACGACATACAATCACAATGGAAGTGGAACATCCCATCCCTGCGCCGTAAGGTTGAGGGTATCAGTGGTGGTCACTTAGTTGTTGTAGGCGCACGTCCTAACACAGGTAAGACTAGCTTCCATGCTAGCACTATCGCTGCACCAGATGGCTTTGCACAACAAGGTGCTAAGTGTATGATCCTGTGTAATGAAGAAAGCTATGAGCGTGTAGGTGCACGTTACCTCAGTGCTGCTACCAGTATGAGCATGGAAGAAGTCAAAGCTAACATGGCACAGGCTGCATTGCGTTATGAACCTGTACGTAAGAACATCTTTGTTAAGGATAGCACAGGCAAGGACATGTCATGGGTAGAGGCAGTAGTCAAAGCCTATGAGCCTAACATCGTAGTACTAGACATGGGTGACAAGTTTGCTAACAAGACCAGTGATAAGTCAGATGTGTACCTCAAGGAAGCGGCTATCCATGCCCGTAACATAGCTAAGCAATACGGTTGTGCTATCATATGGATGTCACAGTTGAGTGCTGTAGCTGAAGGTATGGTACGTGTAGATCAGTCTATGCTTGAGGGCAGTAAGACAGGTAAGGCAGCAGAGGCAGACCTGATGGTATTGATCTCTAAGAATAAGCTAGTCGAAGGCCAGGATGACGAAGAAAGTAATCAACGTCACCTCAACATTGCTAAGAACAAACTCAAGGGTGGCTGGCATGGTGTAGTGCATTGTGAGTTAGACGGTGAACGGAGTCAGTATCTTGCGTAATGTATTGGATGTAGAGAACACAACAACTAAACGTGATGGCAAGACTATCATGGACCCCTTCGAGTTAGGCAACAGCTTAACACAAGTAGGTGTGCTTGATGTAGATAACTGGAAGAACGAGAACATCATTACGCTAGACCATGTAGAGCACAAGGATACCAGCGGTAACGGTAGAGCCGTGCTACAATCTATCCTAGACATGACTACCTTGCTTATCATGCACAATGCACAGCATGACTTGATGTGGTTATGGGAATGTGGCTACAAGTATGATGGGCCTATCTATGACACGATGTTAGCAGAGTACTTGCTTGCACGTGGGCAGAAGATACCTGTAGGTTTAGAGGCTTGTGCTGAACGCAGAGAGCTAGACTTCCAGAAGGATGACACGCTCAAGCGTTACTTTAAGGAAGGATATAACACAAATGAAATACCTCTCAATGAGCTTAGCTTTTATCTTAGGCATGACCTGCTCACAACTCGTGAGTTGTTCCTCAGTCAAGAACACGACTACGCCCAGCCCGAATCCACCTCACTTCTTCCAGTCAGAGAAGTCACCTTCGCCACCTGTAAAGCCCTCACCAGAATGTATATGTCAGGATTCAGTGTGGATAACAACGCCCTTGAGGTAGTACGTAAAGAGTTTCAGACTGAGAAAGCACAGATAGAAGAACGTCTGCAGCGCAAGGTCAGGGAGATTATGGGTGATACACCTATCAATCTTAACTCACCTGAACAGATGTCACAGGTTGTGTTCTCCGTTGCAATAGATAACAAAAAAGAATGGGCAGCGCTCTTTGACTATGTGGAAACACAGGAAGAGTTTAAGTCAGCAGTTGCAGCGAACTCTACTACGATACTTCGTACTAAGGCTTTCACTTGTCCTACATGTAAAGGGAAAGGTAAGACATACAAAGTAAAGAAGGATGGCTCACTCTTTAAGAAGCCTAACAACTGTAAGGACTGTGATGCACGTGGCTATCAGCTAAAGAAGATAAACAAAGTGGCTGGCCTATGCTTCGCTGCACCAAGTAAAAAGTGGGTATCAGCTAATGGTTTTAGCACAAGTAAAGACAATCTGGACACACTTATTGCTACTGCTAAGAACAACGGGATGGATAGTGCTGTGGACTTCCTTACTGATGTTAAAAGGCTTTCTGCTATTTCTAGTTACCTTAGTAGCTTTGTTGACGGTATTAATATTTATAGAAAGTCAACCACAGGAATGCTACACGTTGGACTCACTCAACACATCACCAGTACAGGTAGATTCTCTGGACGCAACCCCAACATGCAAAACATGCCAAGAGGGGGAACCTTCCCAGTAAAGCGTGTGTTTATATCTAGGTGGCCTGGCGGTAAGATTTGTGAGGCAGACTTTGCTCAGCTTGAATTTAGGGCGGCTGCATTCCTTGCACAGGATCATACTGCTATGGAAGAGATAGCTACAGGGTTTGACGTACACAGTTATACTGCAAAGGTTATCACTGATGCAGGGGAACCTACGTCACGCCAAGAAGCTAAACCACACACCTTTGCACCCCTCTTTGGGGCTACAGGGTATGGCAGAAGTAAGGCTGTAGCTGCATACTACGAACACTTCACAGAGAAATACAAAGGCGTAGCAGCATGGCATAAGAAGTTAGCGAGTGAGGCAATACGCTTAAACAAGATTACTAATGTGAGTGGCAGACAGTACGCTTTCCCTGATGTGACAAGACGTAGCAACGGTAGCGTGACACACTTCACAATGATTAAGAACTACCCAGTGCAGGGGTTTGCTACAGGTGATGTAGTGCCTGTTGTGTTGTGTGAGATAGAACGTAGACTGATGGACATGCATTCATGCTTAGTTAATTCTGTGCATGATTCAGTGGTCATTGACGTACATCCAGAAGAGATTGAAGCAGTGATACAGACTATTACAGATATGAACGAAGACCTAAACTCTTTAGTCGAAAAGGCTTACGGTGTTACCATGAACGTGCCTCTGTTATTAGAAGCAAAGATAGGTGATAATTGGCTTGACATAGCTGACGTTTAGAGTATAACTAAGCATCTTTTAACTTTACAAAAAGGAAATAAGTATGAGTACAGAACTAGCAATCCAAAATGATCTTGGTATGTCTTTAGCAGAAGCTATTGGTGTATCAAACACAGGGGGTGAAACAAAGAGTGTATCACTACCACGTGTTAACCTGATCCACAACGGCATCATGGGTAGCATCGAAGTCAATGGCAAGTCAGTCAAGACTGAGGTAGTACCATCAGGTTCATACAAGATCACACAAGGGGAAGACAACGTAGTCTATAGCGTCAACCCTAACATCCGCATCTTTGCTGTACGTCAACAGTGGAGTAAGTGGGATTCATCAGAAGAGAAGATGATGAAGACAGTCATGAGTACTGACCTAAAAGGTGACTTGAAGGATAGCATGGGTGGGTTTAACTTAGGTAGACCGTCTGGTTACATTGAAGACTGGGCTTCTGTACCTGAGAAGACAAAGGACTTAATCCGTAGCATCAAGCGTAAGAAGATTGTCTTTGGTATGTTAACTGCTAATGATTGCATTGACGAAGCAGGTAATCCTGTAGGTGCTATCACTGATCCAGTGCCGTTTGTGTGTGAGGTTCCACCTTCAAGCACTAAGTCATTGGATGGGGCTTTAACTGCTCTGACACGTAAGAATATCTTACCTATTCAGTACACGTTTAACTTAGCTGCAGATGAAGATAATCTACCGAATGGTAACACTTACGCTATTATGAAGCTTAACGCAGGTGACAAGGTAGACATTAGCCCTGAAGATCAGACTACACTGAAAGACTTCATGGATTACATTGAGTATCAGAACTCTTACATCTTGCAGCAGTGGGATGAGAAGAACAAAGAGACTATCTCTGAGGATGATGCATCTATCGTAGCATCGTTTGTCAATGTAGAAGAGGCAGACTGATGAATCACCCTGCTGAACTAGCTGTCTACGATTACCTAGCGAGAGCTACTAAGGGTGAGACAGACATGGCTGAAGATATCCGTAAGCATGTAGCTGCGGATGTTGAGGCTGCACTAGAGAAACAGTTCAGCAGTGGACCACGTGACAAGTTTAAACTACGGATGTCCAACATTGGGCGTCCGACTTGTCAGTTGTGGTTTGATAAGAATGACCCAGAAGATAAAACCCCTCTACCCCCACACTTCTTGATGAACATGATCATTGGGGATATTGTAGAGGCTGTCTTCAAAGGTCTTCTTCGCGCTGCTGATGTTGAATTTAAGGACAACGATAACGTTACACTTACGCTTAGTGATGGTACTAAGATCAATGGCGAGTACGACATGGTTATGGATGGCAAAGTGGATGACGTTAAGTCTGCATCACCTTGGTCATACAAGAACAAGTTTGCTAGCCTAGAAGCATTAGCACAAGGTGATGGCTTT